CAGCCTTCGATTCTGGTGAGGAAGTTAAGCTTCTTCTAGCATCTAACGTGCTGGAAGGGATGTGTAAATGAAGCCTACTGCTAAAGTCTTCGACAAGAAAAACCCCTGCACAAAGGCAGATATCTGGGCCTGCTTTCGAGTAGCTGCGGGATTCCGCCTAGTGCCAGTAGTTGAGGCTCACTCGTACATAGGACTTAACGTGCCGAGAATAATGGAGCGCAACGGTCGGATAGTCCTCGTGGCTAAGCAAGGCATAGAGTATTACCGGCTTACCCCTGAAGGCCAAGAATGGCTGTTAAATGGCTTTCGCGCCTATCTCAAAAATCATCCGTCTTACGTGCCAAATGCCAGCCATCTTCCTGCAGATTGGGGCTATTCTCAGCGGCATGTGAGATTGCGTCGCACACGCTGATACCATAGAATGATTGCTCTACTTACTCAATATCTATCGGAGGCTGTATGCGTATTACACATATTAATGACTGGAATGAGTTACAGCGTTTTGGTATCAACGTCCTGACCGGGGAGTCTTGTGCATACAGTATGCGGCTCCTTTGTGACGTTTCTCAAGATGGCGCAGATTTGCTGTGCGACTTCTTCGGCCTTCCTATCGATACTGCTTTTCAGAAGAACTGGAATAGCACAGTAGGCGACAAGCCTGCAATTGGTTCGATCATGTTGTCCCGTGGTGTTTTTGATGATCTTTGCCGGTTTATTCTGTTCAGTAAAGCTGGCGCAGAAGAGGCTATCCGTACGCCTGCAGGGTCATGGACGGGGTATTCTGATATCAACCATAATATGGCACGCTCCATTGCCCAAGTGAGCGGTCAAGATGGGTGGGGCCGTTATCGTAACTTTAACTGTAAGGCGGCTAGTTCACGTAACACCCATGCATTCACTGGACGTACCGCCTAAATGTCTACAGGGTCGCGCATTCGTTGTGGTATACCACCAAAGAGGATAGCTCGTACGCGGCCTGTAGATAGCCGTACGTCTGTTCAGGTGTCTATCAGTGTAGTCGCCCGTATGACTGAGGGTACAACTACTCCAGATGAGTTGCTGGTATGGGTGGAGGAGGCGGTTGCGTATTACCACTCATGGCGGGCTGGTTTTGTATCGATAGCTGCATCCAGCAAGATTGATACACCGAAGGTAAGCCGGTGGCCAGAAGAATTATAGGGCTTGACCTATCTAAGCCCTTCAAGAAGGTTGTGATGGAGTCCGGGGAACCTACCCTAGCATCCCCTACAGTGGATTCGTTGTTACGCCTGCGTAAGGCTAAGGCGACGAAAAGTAAGCGTGTCGTAATCCGACATAAGCGAGAATTCTAGGAAGTTTAGCTGACCTCTTTGTGGGGCTAGCATTGGGGGTTCTGGGCAGATATAGTTCGTCTTGCAGTATTTGAAATCAATTACAAAGTTTTTTAACCACGAAACGAAAGGAAGTGAATATGGCTAATACGTCGAAAAAAGTTTGGAAAGCAACCGAGGGAAGCTGTGGCAAGAACGCTGCGTTTGTCGTTAGCGACAAGGGTATCCTCACTGTTACTGTCGATTTGAACGTCGAGCAAGGCCCGTCGGCTTCTGGAAAAACAATGATCATTGCCACGTCTGCCGGTAACCAGCAAATCGAAGGCAGCAATGGTGCCATCATCGGCCTGAACGTATATCGAAAGAAGCAGTAACCACCGGCGCGGTGACCTAGACAAGGCCGAGGCACATTAGTTTGTGCCTCGGCTTTTCTCTTTGTGGGCCTTGAGTCTCGCATTCTGTCCCACCATAATAGGTATACGCAATTTCATTCCATAAAGGAGGTTTCACCATGGCAAAGAGTAAGTTCCCGTGTCCCTATTCGTATCCTCATAAATCTCGGGTAGCGAAGGTCGACTATATCTGCGGTATCGGCGGGTACGGTTTGCGTAATGGGTGCTTTCCGATTGAATTCAATGTAGCCGCCGACTCGTGCAACTTTGACTTTGACCATCTCTGGAAAACGTACTACGAGGAGATGACACCGAACGAACTGCGCCACGACCCGGAGGCATGCTCCCTGTACTACCGTCTTGCTGCACGTTTGCACGAAGACCATAAAGACCATCTCTGGGAATGTGGGCAGGAAGATGCTGTACGCGACCTACAGGAAGGGGATACATATCATTCTCTCTGGGATGGTACGGAAGTTTCAGTAACTCTTGAAATGCATGGCCGGTGTGGTAAGCATCTGGTAATTTCGGAATTCGAGAGTATGACGCTCCGTGGGCTTTCCGATGATGATCTTCGTGATGTCCTCATGTGCAAGGAAGATGGACAGTGGTTTATCGAGACCAAGAAAGTCGATCTGCTATACCGGTATATACGTCAGTGTGAGGTAGATTTCACATCGGCAAAAGCATCGGCGGAAGTGGAGTATCAGGGTGCGTTTCAGTTCTTCGCCAACATCGTCGACTCTGCATGGGAAACGGAAAAGCAGAACCGGGCAGGCCATGAAGAAGTGGTAAGCTGTAACCCCCTCGCTACCAAGGATATACGATGACAACCAAAGACAAGAAGCTGAAGCACACCCACGACCTCGCGTTGGACCTCTCCGATGCGGATCGTGATGTCATGGAAAAGACCCACTGTGACTTCTACGCGGCGGCATACGAGCTTACGCCCGTGTTGCTCGAAGCGGCTACCGCCCTGCGTACTATCGCGCATGCCCGTGACTTCAACGCGATGCATGGGCACTACCCGCCCGAGTACAAGATTGGCGGTGATGTGTGCTTCGACGACTGGGCAGCGGACCTCGCCACTTCCATTACGGTGAGGCTGAAATGAGCCAGAAAGTGACGCTCGAAGTCGCGCTCACTCTGAAGAAGGGTGATCGCCTCTACCACAACATTATCGCCTTCGGTGGCCTTGGGGAGGAAGCCGTATCTGCCACTGCAGTAGTAACCGGCAAGTTCCGTGCCCGTAAAGGGGTAGAGCAATTCGAGCTGCCAATCAAACGCCAGTATTCTGGCGGATCGTCAGGTAGTGTATCCCGTATGTCGCAAGACCTATGGCGCACCGTGCCGGAGAAGATAGTACATATCCGCTCCCGTCGCGTGCGTCCAGCCATTGCGCCGGATACCTCAAGCGATGCGGCTGAAAGCACAGACAAAGTTACACGCGTACGCCGTACACGGACAATTCCGCCAAAACATGTGTCTCGCGTCAGGGGCTAGGTGACGCTTCCCTTTTACGATTTAAGCCACTACAGTTTATTCACAGCGCTCAGGTAGGGCGCTGATTCACAACTTTTATAGGAGCACTGTCATGACCCAAAAAACAGTAGGAAAGCGTATTTCCCCCCGTGCCTCCGTCAAGACTGCCCCGGTAGCTAAGCCGCGCCGTGCGGTGGCCATTCAGGCTACTCGCCCGATGGCTATGGCTGCAGGTGCACTTACGAAGTTCTATACCTTCGTTGCCGGTGCCCGTCCGTCATCTGGGCCACGCCTTGTGGCACATACTAATGCCGTTCTGGTCTTTCTTGGCTTGGATGTCAAGAAGCCGGTGAAGAGGGAGGCGGTGAAGATGCTGCTCGGGCCGCGTGCCATGATGTACCATATTGAGCTTGGTAACTTTGCTGTCAAGAGTGGTTTGTTGTCACTTACTACTGCCGGGTATGCCTTCTTCAAGAATCGTGTCAAGGAAGGCCACGTGAATCCTCGGTTCTCAGAGGCGTTTCTGGCGGCTATTCAACGCGGGAAGTTGAACGATGCTGCGCATATTATGGAAGGGCATCTGGTTCCGGTATCTATGCAGCTCCGGTAATGACTTACCTGCTTGTCCTTTTTCTACTATCACCTACCGGACGCTTCGTGCAGAGTCAGATCACGTTCGGTAGGTATCCAAGCTTACAGGCTTGTGAGACAGTTCGCGCTTCGATGCGCGCCCCCGACACTGGCGGGAGATACGCTTGCGTTATGTCTTGGCAGAGGTAAATATAGCTCTGCTAATGCGGTATAAAGCGCATATAACAAGCCAAGGCGCGTACTGCATGGGGTAGGGTATAGAGACACCTACCCCTAGCTACCTGAAAGGCTCTATAGGGCTTAGCTAGATAGTAGTTAAGTGCCTATTGTTTGCTATGTTCTGCTAGCCTAGACTAAAGGCTCATTAAACAACAGGGGATTAAGCATGGAGCGTGAAGAGGCGCTAGCGAAATTGAAGGCCGGTCTGACATCTGGCGATATACCCGAGCGCGATATTGAATTTGTTACTTCTCTGGTAGGTAGGAGTAGTAACGGGCTGTCAGATAAACAATGGCTCTGGGTAGTCAAGTTGGCTAAGAAGTTTGCCGGTGAGGAGTTGCGGGTCGGTGATCTATCGGGGGTGTATGCGATGTTTGCGAAGGCCGCTGCACGTTTGCGGTATCCCAAAGTGCATCTCGCCACCGATAAAAAGAGACAGGTGCGTCTGTATGTCTCTTCCGCCCGTAGTCGTGTTCCCGGCGTAGTTAATGTTATCGACCCCGCTGATGGTACATGGTACGGTCGAGTGTATCCCGATGGCCGATGGGAGCAAGGCAATGCCACTCCTGCCGCCACAGAGGATGTAGCGCAACTGCTCAACACTCTGGGCGCAGCCCCGGAAGAGACTGCAGCCAAGTACGGAAAGGTTACTGGTTGTTGCTGTTTCTGCTCACGGTCGCTGGAAGATGAGCGAAGCTTGCATGTGGGGTACGGGAAAACCTGTGCTAATAACTATGGGCTACACTGGGGGTCAAAATGAGCAAGAATATCTTTGAGGAAATTTCTGGTAGCGGTACGTATGCTACATACGCCAGAGCGGAGAAGCGTGCCGAAGAGGCATCGAAAGCCTGTGGCGAGGAGTTCCGGTATCTGATAGCCGCAACCAAAGAAGGCCGGTTCTTTCCTATCATTACTCTGCGCCGTGATGAACAGCGTTATGCTGGAATACTTGCGCATTCTGGTATTTGCGCAGTCTTCTGAGGAGATATTATGGCTATGAAGATTAAACCTGAGCATATCGAGGCACTTGAGAAAGCAGTGTCTCCTTTCTACAGCGAAGCGGCGGCGTCTGCCTACAAAGCGGCGGGCCTATCGGATAAGCGCTACCGATGGGACGCGCTGTGGACCGCTAGCGACTCTAATGCCGGCTTTGGCGCTCTGATGTCCGAGATTTACCAGTACGCTAACGATGAGCATATCGATACCGTGCTCAGGAAATTGTCAGGTAGTCCACGAGAACCAAACGGGCATCTGCTCATTATCTATAATGGGGAGACGCTGTTAGAGGTTCCAGTATTCGCTGGGGAGAGTATTTCCGGTACGCATGTTGATGTTCGTGCTCGTTCCTTAATGCGCAAACTGAGGCCATTGGAGTACTATTGTTTTAACGACTGTATCCGTCGATACATTCCTGTTCCGGAAAAGGGGTAATAATATGCACGCGACTGGTCTTGAAACGATTGTAGAGATAATCTCCCCTTGGGAGAATGACCCTGTGCATCTCGCTATTAGTGCGCAGGTGTATAGGCACGGTGCAGGCACTCCGGTAGCTATTGTGTGGGACGTAAATATTCCGAAGGATCGCCGTGAATTCTCCGGTATAGTGGTAACTCAACTGCAGTACGGGCAGAAGGCGTATCGGTTTCGTGTTACGCACAGTAACGAATCCTTTACAGTATTCATGCTGCGGCATAGGGCGACCATCAAATCAACCTACTTTAGCGACTAATTCGTGTGCGTATTAAACTAGGAAAGCCACTAAAACGCCATTTTGTGCGAGAATTGAGAAAATAGTGGCTTATTATCATCGTGAGAATTTGAAATTGATTTCAAAAAACTACTGAGGGTAGGCTATCGTCCAGTGTTCGGATAATATAGTCGTTCCGTTACTTAATTACGAAGGAAAAGACATGCCAAGAGAAGTGAATATAGATCAAGTAGCCGCCCTGTATCGTGCAGCTTTCGATCATGTCTGCGAACAAAAAAACTGGAAAGGGCCGATTGACGCAGTAGTGCCCTATAACATGGCTAACGTGTATATGCAGGGTATTGAATTCATGACTGGCGTCAGGCCGGTAGGTATTGGGCGTACGACTACGGCTGGTATTGTCGATGGCTATCACATCAAATGCGACGGGTACTGGGCCGGGCAATCCGCACAATCCGGTTCTCCAGTGAATCCAATGCACGGTTTTGTGCCGAATACTCCAGACCGCGTGATTGATGTCATACGTAAGTGTGGTGGGGATATATGGTCAGAGTGTTTGTCTTTCCCCAAACTTCATTGGGCAACTGCAGTAGCGTCCGGGGAAACGGTGCTCGGGTATTGGGAGTGGGTGTGCGCTATGGCTGAACATGCGGGGTCGTCAATCGACGATCTGATGGCTTAAGCATGAGTACCCGAAGTGGTAAGGCATACAAGGGTAATGCCCTTGATGCTGCGGATAAGGTCAAGGTACGTTACGCTACCTACATCTGGGCTATCACGCTTAATATCCTGATATGGGGGCAGGTATGTCGAGTACTCTGGTCCTGAAATATTTCATAGTTGACTACCACCAGTTTGAAAACCGTTGCCTGTTGGTAGATGTAGTCAATCATGCGTTTCCTCTGTATGCCGATAGTACGTCAGCTATTAGCCGGTTGTCTAAAACTGCAGACGGGGCGTCAGAGATGATGCTTCGTGAGATTTATGCAGAGCCAGACGCTACGCACATGACCGTTAGGCAGCTCGTGCAGGCGGCTTTGGCACACGACTACCAGATAGACCCACTGCTAATCTTAGATTACGCTAGCGTAATCGGGGTATTCCCTGAATCTAGGCGTCGTCGGAGTGTTATCCGTAGATCACAAAAGGAAGAATGATATGAGATACCCGTGTAAATTGAAGTATCTGGATGAAGCGGTTGGTGGGACGTGGAGGATTTTTGGCCGTCACCTAACCATCAACGCAGTGGATATCGCTAACGATAAGGGTGATGTCCTTGCTAAAGTACCTGTTGATAAGGCTCCGCGTTTGGTGAGAGCGCATGAAGCATTGATGCAGGTTGTCTATGAGGAACTGGGAATACCACAGACTAAGACACCTGAAATGTCTGTCCGGTTTGACGACGTTTATCTTGGTGGGACTTTCTTTCTGACACCGGAAGGCAGTGGGTATCGTGGGCTATGGATCAAGACCACAATGACCAGTGCGACGCTTCACTTAATGTCTGAGGAGGTATGCCCCAAACAATCCTTTCCACCTGACTATCGAGTCTATCTGCTATGATGCCTAGCATGGTATATGCAGAAAAATTGCAGAAAGCGTTAGACGAATTCTTAAGTGGCCGGGTTAGATCTACTTGGGTACAAGAGGGCTATGCTAGCGTCTATCTGCGCAAGAGCCAGAGATATGTCGAAGGCCGGGTAGTGACAGCCTTAGACATAGCCAACATAGTGGTAGACCCTATATGTTGGAGGATGGGCGTATGTACCGAAACCCTCCGTGTTCTCCATAGCAATAATCCGTACCAGATCACATATGTGGAAAACGTCCTTAACAACTACCTCTTCGACCATCTGAAAAAGGCCGGGTATATCCTCTTACCCCATAAGTACGATAGGTGCTTCTACAAGCGAACCTATAGCGGCTGATCACATATAGCAACACCAACACAATACCGACAATACTAAAAATGGTGGAGGGGGAAGGTATAAGAGATAGAGTAATACAGCCAAGTAACAACCCCCCTGAAAAGAACCTAGTGAAAAGACCCCTCTGAAAAAGGCCGGGGAGAATACATATAAGAAGAAGACACATAAGAACTAATAAGAGACTGTCTTCCTACATAGCCGTTAAGTATTTCCCCCCTCCCTGATAAGTAAAACAAATTTTTGGCCGGGGAGAACCATAACTATAAGAAGAACACATAGAAGACATATAAGACTGTATATAGAACTGTAATGTCTTTCCTTACTATAGCTGTTAAAGATTCCCTACTTCTACTACATAGCTGTTAAATATTTTTCCTTTCTCCTTACATAGCTGTTAAATATTTTCCAGTTGTCCTGCAAGTGGTGGAGACTGTAACAATTTCAATCTGGTGGTACATCACATTATTGGTTGAGTGATATAGTGGTATCGTGCCACGGTGCTAACAGTACTATCTATCTGGTGCCACATATAGCTACTCACTATTAGTAGTGGTGCCATAGGTGGTGTATTACTTTTACCCCTGCCACAAATATACACTACACGTTTAATAGTGGTGGTGTCTGGTGGTGATATCTGGTGGTGAATGTTCCGGCCTTTTTAGGTGGAGCCATATGCGATAAACCAAAGAGTCTCTGATGGGATAGTATGAAGGCTCATCAACACATACAGGAAACGAATTATGGACGCGAGCAAACTGCCTTTTGGCCTCTTTAGCCTCCCCGCTGACGCACACCCTACATTTCATAATGTATTGCGGAACGTCCCGCACTCTGGCGTGAAGCATGAGTACTTGGGCTTCATGGATGACTTCGGTTTTTTGGTGAAGGTAGACTATCAGAAGCTTGCGCTGGCACTTAGCGCATAGGTAGAACAAGACATGTATCCTGCTTCTTCTAGCAACATGATTACGTACGAGTACTTCTGCGTACTTGGAGGGTTAGCTAATCCTCGTGTGCAGAAGGTGCAGCACTGGAATGGTACGTACTGTTATTACACATACCATCTAGTAGGTCGTATGTGAATACTTTTGAAATCAATTTCATTTTTTGAGGGGCTGTTATGAAAGTGTATGAGAAACTGGCATTGGTTTTTTTGATGGGCGCCGCACGAGGGCGAACTGAGGCGTTAAGTGGGAACTCCAGACGGCCCGATTTTAACCACCCTGAAGACGTAACCACCATGCTTGATGAAGCGGGAACGCTGGAGGAAGTCACGCGGCTGCGTATATCCTTTATCGACGGTGTACGATGTGGGGTAGAGAATGCGGCTATACCCGACCGCGAGGAACTTGAGCTGCACTACAAGTGCGAGACAGACTCGTAACCTGATGGGGTAGAGTACAGATTCACATAGCAGTACGGCCTAGCAAGCCCCCCGTCCTTTGTGGTAGCGCTTATGGTGACGTTAAATGAAAATGCGCACATGTGAGTTTTTTGAAATCAATTTCAATTTATCTGAGGAGTAGTATTGTGAGCAAGACATTCAAGGATACCCCCATTGCACGGGAACTGCGTAAGGACAACAACCGCAAGAAGCGCAAGGCTATCAAAGTGGCCAAGCAACGTAAACAGTGGAGTGACGCCGCCGCCATGGTTTTGGTGGCCGGGTAGTCGCATATATGTATACACGCGCGTAGTGTATAGACTCTATAGAGAGGGTAGTATGAAATCAAGTACAGCGCTGAAAAAGGCAAGGGAATTACTGGCCATCGGGAATGCAACCTACCTATGTGTTGCGTTGGAGGATGTGGGAGGGTCTAACACTTTGGTGTATAGGAACCTTAAAGACATCTTTATGAATTACTCCACTGTAGAGATGTGGCTCGGCCTTAACTGTCCGGAGGCCGCAACGGTCTTGTCTGGTACTTCCGGACGGGCACATACGGAGCTACTGCGGGCGTATCGGCTTCGGTGGGTGGATTGGCTCATACCGCAGTATTCCGCTATTGGTGATTAACTAGAAAGGACTGACATGGAACTGGTTTATCTTACCAATGCTTGTGGGGAAGTAACGCACAATGGTTCGCTTATTGTGGAAGAGGAAGACTTCATGAAAGTGCCATTCGAGCAAGGCCCACAATCATTGCTGACCTATATCGTTGAGTATGGGAATAAGAAATGCATGGCCGCAGTATGTGAGATGCCCTACGATGACCCGTTTTGGGGTGAGGAGGGTGACGGCTTCCCTACTAAGGAGTATGTGATGGAGGTGGCTGTAGTTCTTTGTGCTTACTTGGCTTCTAGGAATGTCCATAAAAACATGGTACTCCTCCAGTCTGCTACTACGCCGGGGCGGGTAGAGGTAATAGCCCTTGTGCCGTTGACAGCTCTTACCGGTCGCTATAGCACCCTTTCACTACTGCGTTGGTTGTTCTGGAATTATCTTGAGAAGTACCATGTCTATGCTGGAGTGGATTTACAAGGGTCTACCACTGATTTGGCAGAGGCTAAGCGATGGGCCGATGAATATAACGAAGCAGGGCTTAACTCTGCATACGTCGTAGATAGTACGGGAAAGCGCATACACCCGCCAGAGGCGCTTGTGGAGAGGCCGGGAGAACCAAAGGGCTATCCTACCTTTACTGACGCGCTTATGGGTGGCTTGTCTACCCGGCACGGTAATGCACACCCCGTCAGTCCGTATACCATTACAGAGATTTATGTACATTTTGGCCGGGAAGCTGCTACCACGCGGTATCAAGTATGTATTAACGATATACCTTTTGATATTGTGGAGGTAGTTAAGGGCGGTAATAGACAGTATTCGGTGCAAGACCCACTTACCTACACGGAGTAACCCCCCTGCTGCCACGAGCCATACAGTACTATGGCTCTGGTGCTTTTTCCCTTATCAGTACGTAGTGGTGGGTGGTGGTGCCACACCCCCTGTATTACCCTGTTAGCTGGCTGCTGAGCGAGGCCCGAGGAGCCTGAGCCATACCCGACGCGGCTGGTCGGATATACGCCCCTATGGAATAGTCAGGTATAGACTTTGCCTTAGCATGATGTATGCCAGATACCATGAAAAATGGCCGGAAAGCATGAAAATAAATATTTGAAATTAATTTCAAAAAGCGGAAATAAATCACACTTTTTATAGAATCATAGTCTATAATTTGAATCGTCAACTCTACGTTGATACCTCTTAACTACATAGGACAAATAATCATGAAAACCCAAAATTCATCGGCTAACGTCAAAGCAGGGTCAAAGTCGTCAAAGAATACGCCGATCATTTCGGCAACGTTTGAAGCCTACATTGCTCGGATGGGCGACGTTAGAAAAGCGAAAGCACTCATACAAGCGAAACAGCGTATTGAAAAGGCACGTTCAGACGAGCACGGTATATCCAAGGCGAACAGCAAAGGGGGTATCTATGCCCTAGTAGCAGGTACGGTTCGCCGAGTCGCGCATAAGGGCATGGCTAAGGCGATTGGCTATCATGTTGCGCAAGGTAATCTTGCACGTACACCCGATGGTATAGCACTCACCCAAAAGGGCGCTATGGTTTTCAAATCGCAAAGGGTTAACAATGATCCGCAACAGTTTCAAGCAATTGCCACGATGTTGCACAGCAATGGGGCGACACTTCCGGCATGGTCGCGGCAACCAGTTACGTTTATCTCGGAAAAGGTACGTTTTCCGAATCAGCTCTATTGGGGGTCATTCTCATCCGGTTTAATGCGTCAAGCATTCGCTGCCATTTGGGCCGGTAAGTAACACTAAAAAGCAAGGGGCGAATAAAAACCCCTTGCATTCTATCTAACTACCGTACAAGGAAAAGTTGCCATGAAAACTACATTATTCGGAATTGCCGCAATGGTTATATACTATGGCTATATGGCAGTGCAAGCGCTCCAGTCGGTGATGCATGTTATTACCATCAGTTAAGCATACACATTTACCATATCCGGCTAACATAAAAATCGACCGTGTAGAACGGTCTTTTTTTTAACCTTCGTGGTGGAGGAGCTTTTCGATGGGTACAGAAAATGGATATTGGGTAGCTCACATTTTTATTTTGGGGGGCTTGATGGGGTAGGGGTCGGACTAGGTATATCAGTTTTTTATTTTGGGGGCATCATATTTTTCTGCGGTTTTTGGGAGAGGATCGAGGCAGGATTATGTTGTTTCTACTGGTATCTTCTGGTTATTGCATATATATCACTTTCTTTGTTACAATGATTACGTTAATTTTATAAGGCGCAGGAATAACCCGAGCGCTGTTATCCACATGAAAGGGGTGTTGGATGAATGAATTGATGTCGTTGTTGATGCCGGTTAAGAGGGAGGTTACCAGTTATGCGTAAATGGAGAGTTGAGTTGATGTTTGGTGGGGAGATTACCCCGGTCGAGGTTGTCAGAGAGACGGCACACTTCGCTATACTGGGGGATGATTCCTACAGGGCGAATGAGTTCCGTGAGTATAAGATAAAGAAGGCGGGCATTATCTTCGATACATTTCAGGAGGCAAAGGCTGCATTGGTTGATGATGCGAAGGAGCGGGTAGATATAGCTGAACGTAGGCTGCATCAAGCAAGGGAGAGGTTAAAGAACTGCAAAAAGATAACGGAACCGACAACGTAGCGGTAAAAAAGATTCGCATGGAAATTTACGGGCTTGGCGTCGCCGTACCGCCAGAACCGACTTTTAAACAGGAGAACGAAACATGGATAAAATATTGCGCGGCAGCGTGTGGATGAAAGACCTTTCCGAGATAGATAGGCTGACGATTCATTTGCGCGGCCCATCGGGGGGATTCAAACCTGAAAACGAAAAGGAATTGCAAGAGTGCATTGACGCAGAAGCCAAAGGTGCGTCAAAAACGCTCGAATATTGGAAGGTCATCGATAGTGCAGACGGTCGTCGCTTCCGTGAGCAATACAACTCGTGTGCAGGATGTGATGCGGACGGCTTACCCCTGAAGATGCCAAACGCCTGAATTGAGGCGAGCGGCGCACAAGACTTGGTGAGGCAAAGAGCGGCTTTTACGCTTCGCCTCGAATGGTTGGTTCGACGTATTACGGAGAAAGAACATGGATACAAAAAAACTTCGCAAGGGGTTCGGATTTGCAGCTGGACGGAATGCACAACTCGACGCGTACTTCAAAGCGTGTAACGAAGCTGCTGACGAGATTGACCGACTGCGCGCGCTGGTCGATATTGGGTATGACCACCTATTGTCATGCGGCTATCGGGAGGAAGACCCAACCTTGACGCAGCTGCGTGCTGGGCTGACGCCGAACGCCAAATCCAGCCGCGCCCGCAGGGCGTCGCTTGGGGCGACTGGTTATACCTTGGAGACGTGATGATGAAATGCGAACGATGCGGTAGTGATACACGAATGCAAGTGCAGGTTGTGACTTCGGCACCGGGAGAACTGGCGCATAGATTCTCGAAACAGAATCTTCGGAGGAAGGACGTTTACCTGATGGGTGTTTTGTGGGAGACGGCGGATTTCATCTGCACAAACCACGAATGCAGAAACGTGTCTGCCGGTTATGGTAACTACGTGACCAATTTGAAAAGGGAGGTAGAACGGTTGCGCCGGGACATCGCAGACACGGAAAAGAACTTGATTAAGGCGCTCGAAGCGGCGGAATTCACTCTGCGCCGTATTGCAGAGAAGAATGAGAAGCTGGCCGAAGCGACGCTGAATCAGATCAAAGAAAGCGGCGGTGACGTGACGAAGTGGCCGGGCGGGTGGTTCGAGGACATTGCAGAAGCAGCGCAAGGACGGGCATCGATTTGCAAGGCGGCGATAGTGACTGCTCGGGCGGCGATGGGTTGTGCGTCAAACGGAACCACGGAGAAAGAAGGATGAAGCCAACGAAACAGACGGTGCTGCACGACCCCGCCAACGGAAAGCACGGCAACTGCCTCTCAGCGGTGCTTGCCTCCTTGCTGCACTTGCCGATTGAGGATGTGCCGGTTTTCTCGGAGCCGCACCCGAAATGGCAGCAAGACTTGAATGAATGGCTGAGGCCGTTCGGTCTGGCGTACCTGCAAATAGGCATGTTTGACGAATGGTGCGCTGAGGTTGGTGTGAAGGGTTGCCACCACGAAGTCGCTGGCCCGACGAAGCGCAGTAATGACGTTTTGCATGCGTGTGTCGGCGTTGATGGCGTGCCGGTGTTCGATCCGCACCCAGATGATACCGGCTTGACGGAAGTGCAGTCATCCGGGGTCTTCATCGCGCTAGAGCCGTGGCGAGTGCGGACAATTGAGTTGCATAACGTGGAGTTAACTGGGCCGCGCTTGGTGCCCACAACGGAGACCGGCGGCTGCTGCGGCTCCGGTTCAGCGCAGGGTTAGGAGGAAGCGACGCGATGAAGCGAAAGACCTGTTTTGACTGCAAGCACATGAAAAAGCAACTGAAGGGCGGAATGTTCATCGGTTTTTCGTGTTGCGGCGATCCGCGAGGCGGCAAGAAGTGGGCGCTGAGCATTGCGGAAAAGGAAGGGCGTTGCGGGTCGCGCAAGACGTGGTTCGCTGTAACGACGGGCTAACCGGCAACTTAACTACGGAGAAAAAATGGAAGCTTACCAACCGATTTATGACGCAGTGCGCAGCAGGATAGGAAACGGCGACGTTGGAGCCGCTATTGCGCAAGCGATGCGTGACGCGAACCTCTCGCACCATGCAGAAATGGCGGCAAACGCAGTGCAATGCGCAGCGGCAGAGTACGAACGGCCAAGCGTGCTGTTTCGCCCGAATGTGTTTATTGACGGCAACCAATGGTGTGCGCTCTACGGAGACAACTTGCAAGACGGAGTTGGCGGATTTGGTGACAGCCCTGCAAAAGCAACGCGGGATTTCGACCGCGCATGGCAGAAGGATTTGACGCCGAGTGCAAAAGCTCAGGGGAGAGCCGCTTGCGGCGAATCCCATGGAGCGACGGGTTATGCCGCACACGCCACTGAAAGGAAGAAGACATGAAGGCACGACAAGTTACAGACATTCGCGCACAGGATGCCCAACCGGGCGACATTGAATTGCGCACTTACCCCGATGGCAGTGTCGGGGGATACGCCTACCGATGCCCCGGATGCGGACAGGAGGACTACCTGCCGGTAGATGACGGCACGAAAGGATGGACGCAAACCGGCCCCACAGGTGCGCCAACGCTGCGCCCGTCAATCCTTCATCGGCCATGCGGGTGGCACGGCTACCTGACGGCTGGGGAGTTTGCGCCGTGTTGAATGTGAGGCATAACGCTAGACAGGCGTCATGACGCAATGTTTTGCGGAGGGATCAAAGTGAGGGGCAGAGACGGAGGCAGGGGGTTGATAGTAGGTATAATGAAATTGATTTCAATTTATTGAGTGGGAGGGTATATGGAAGATTTGAAATTACTACGTCCGTTTTCCTTGGACGCCGCACAGATCGAGTTGCGCATTATGGCACACCGCTCGGAGGACGCGCGCCTGCTGGAGGCTTTTGCACAGGGAGAGGATGTACATCGTGCCACGGCTGCCGAGATATTCGGCGTCACGCCAATCGAAGTGGGGTCGGATCAACGTCGTGTCGCCAAGGTTATCAACTTCGGCCTGATCCACGGCATTAGCGACTTTGGCCTCTCCCGGTGAATGTGCGGCTAAGGTAGAATGCAGCCCCACCACGGAAGGAGAAACGAAGTGACCACGACACAGGTACAACAGGGGGCCAACGATGGCACGATGGGGTCGTCGCGGCCCGTATGTGGAGTATTCTAGGAAAGAATTGAGGCTACGGTGGCCGTTGTTTTGGGCGTCACATTCTAACGAGTGTCCTGACGGTGGACGTAGCCTCACCCAATTGGAGGTAAGATGAATACAAAGGAAAAAGTTCTAGCGCAGATACGGGAGCATGGGGGTTTCTCTGTGTTTTTGGTAGCCAACAAGACGGCGGGGATTATCGCAGAATTAGTAAAGGACGGGACTATTACCCGCGACACTACGAATGGTGATTATCCATGGTGCGCCTACAAAATTAACGAGGAGGAGTAGATGGCAACTAAGCTGATGCGGTATCTGGTAGTTTCTGTACCTAAAGCGGAATGGCGTAAGAGCCTTTGCTCTATAGTTGTAGTAGTAAAGGCGTCAAGTCGAGCAGAGGCAATACGTCTGGTATCGGATCAGCTACCCTTTAGTCGGGAGTGGCTTAGGCCGAGAGTAATTCCGCTTGCGTATGGTGTAGTTCATAATATCTGAGCGTTTTGAAATTGATTTCAATTTTTTTGGGGGGAACCTATGACTTATCTTTTATTGCAGGTTAGATTGATTCAACAAGCGGACTTGATCTTTACACTGGCCTACGTCATTCCGCTACTGGTATGTTTCGCGTACTATTCATATATCACATGGACGGAGTACCGTCGAGATATTACCGTTCGTGAGAATGCGGAGTTTTACTGCCCTACGCTAACCATCGGTAACGCACTACTACGGCTGGCACTTTGCATCTTGCCTATGGTCAATCTTTTAGCAATGATTTTTGACGTGCTATTAGTTGTAATACTGTGTGAGTTCAGGGATTTTGTTCGCTGGCTAGACACTCCTATAGTTCCACAAAAGCCTATGGAGCCGCCTAAACCGAAAGAGTAATGGTGCCGGTATAAGTTAACACAGTCTGTTGTCTATGTTGTATAAAAGAAAGGAGGGTTTTGTATGGGTGCATACACGCGCAATAATCCAAATGTGGTCTTTGTCTTGCCCGCTTTGGCCATAGGGATCGAGGAAGACGGGTCTTACTTTATCGAGGTCGGCTGGTTTTGTTGGGCAATTGGCATATGCTTTACTGCCCCGGCGTAATGGTTATGTACTAAAGGGGAAGCTACGCCCGGTAAGAACTACTGTAGCGCAAGTGAAGGTTTGTTGCGCCCAGTGAAGGAGGTATTATTGGTTATCCCAAGTTGTTTTTTGGGTCCGGTAAGGTAATACCTGAAGGTAGGGCAGGGATTCTCTACCATTTTTACGAAAGGAAATACCTATGAAAGCAAAACTCAGTGCTATCGCTCTACTGGCAGTATTGGTAGGCATCAACCCGGCGTTTGCCACATCTCTGCTTGGTCCTACACAGGGACAGAATCAGGATCAGGGACAAGCTCAGGGGCAGGCTTCGTTTAACCGTAACGACAATGACAGCCACAATACCAGCAACAGCGAGAGCAAGGGCAAGAGCAAGAGCAAGAGCAAGGCAGAAGCCGGTGCAGCAGCCGGTGCGGTCGCCGGTAACGGTGATCAAACTATGATCTACAATGAGGCGGAAACCCCTGCCTACACTTACCGTAAGATCGACAATGGGGATTACACCATCAAGAACACGCCAGACGTGACTCTTGGTAACGTATACCCAACTGCCCCTTGTATGGGCGGTACATCGGCAGGCGGTTCTGGTCCCGGCTTCAGCGTAGCTTTCGGGTCTTCGTGGGAAGCAACGGATTGTCAAATCCTTGAGACGGCTCGCAGCTTCGAGCAAGCAGGACAGAAAGCCGACGCAATGGCCGTACGCTGCCAAGGCAAGTATGCCTCAGTAGCCCCTTCGTGCCAGAAAATCGCGGCCAAGCAGCAGGTAGCTTTGGCTCCTGCCCCGGTAGCTTCGGCTAAGCCCGCATCGGCCACGTCTGCCACCAGCAATGCCGCTATCTGTGCCAATGCAAAGGCACAGGGGGATACCATTCTGGCTTCCCGTGTCTGCTTCTAAGCGGTACACAATTGGTCACTGGGTAAAACCAGTGGCTTTTTTTCATCTTGTGGAGATTACCATATGCTTAGTAGCCTCAATACCCTTCTCGTGGTAATTGTTATCGGTTTCCTTGTTTTGTATTGGTATTTGGCCCCGCATTTTATCTGCCCAGATAATCCATACGGTAAGAAAAAGCCCACAACCGGTGGGCATGTTTTATGGTCTTGCGAGTATGCCGACTCATTCGCAGACGGGTACGTTACTGCATGTAACGGCGATCTGTTCTACAAAGTAAGTCTTCTGGTTGAGTGCTTGCTGGAGCGGGCAGTTAATGAGTTGCCAGAAGGCTATACACTTTTCGCAAATACCCTAAAGGCACAGTTAGTGCTCTTCCACAAAGGCCAAGAGGTCTGTGTATACTCCTTTATGGGTCTTGATAGTATTGGTATAGTGCCATTACTGGACAGCATCAACCTCACTGCGGCGCTCCATGACAAAAAAATTAGTTTGGGTAGTGTCACGTAGTTTCTAAGGAGTGTAAAAATGAAATATATAGTATATGCCGGTGGGTACAAGTACCAGTTAGCGAAAACATACCAGGTAGTAATTCCGATCCACCCCACTGTCGGGATTATTACTGAGTACATCGACCTAGACACACACGGATTACTTACCATCTATGAAGGGTATGCATGGGATGGCCCGTCTGGTCCTACTCCAGACATTCCTTCGTTTATGCGAGGGTCGCTTGTACATGACGCACTCTATCAGTTAATGTGGAAAAAACTGTTAAATCATAGCCTCCACAGACAAGCAGCAGACGAGATTTTGCGCGATATTTGTATAGAGGATGGTATGTGGTCTGTCGTTGCTTGGTTCGTGTATTACGCAGTTAGCAAATTTGGTGAGCCTTCGGCTAATCCTGCCTCGGCTAAGCCCTTTATCTACGCACCCCGTGCGGGTCTTTCCGAGATACCGCCAACAGTAACCATTAAACGTACAAGTGAGGAGGCCGCTAAAGTACGAGAAGCCAATACTATCCTGATGCTTTGGCGATATGGTGCAAGAACCGCAGATGAGGTAGTAGTTGAACTATACAGACTATTGAAAGGGAGCTAGGTGGCGATAGCCTTAGCCCGGCAATAGGGGTATGGTTATATTTTGGCTTTAGCGGGGGTAGGAATGCAGAATAAGTTTGAGAAGGTAGCCGCTGCTTACGCTACACAAAGACCGGAATTGGTACATATCGATAAAACGCTGGTATTGTTTATTGATAAAAAAGTTGAGGCCATGCGCTATGACGTGGCTTTACCCTTGCTGCGGAAGTACGGTGAGGTTTATACCGGTAAGCCTTTCGACTATTCAAAGTATGCTCCTGCAGACGGCAGGTGTTACGACGAGGCTTTCCGTACGGTATGTGAGACGGAATACCCAATCCTGTACTACTACGAAGGGTTTTTATGCTTTAATGGCGAACCCCTTCTAGCGCACGGTTGGTGCATGACTGCAGGAGGGGATATAGTTGACCCTACGCTAGCAGCGCATCAACATAAACCGTATTTATCGTATTTTGGCTTATCGATCAGGCGCGACTACGCTAGCCGGTGGGCGAATACTTATGGGTATGTGGGGTTGCTTGATGGTCACCGCGAAGGAAAGACTGTCGGTATTCATTATGATTTGCCAGAGTATTGGCTACAGGATAGGGGGGTAGATAATGCTGATAGATGAATGTCTTGAGACGGATGAAATTTTTACCCATGTGTTAGACGGGAAGGTTTCTCACTCCAATGCGTCAGCCATGGCTCGGTCGGTGGAGGGTATGTCTCCTCCAGTAATTTGCGCTCGTGTCGCAATGGACTATGAGTTTGTGGACTTTGTGACTAGGCATCGCGGGGTGGAGGAATGGAAGGTACTCCGGCTATGCGAACCCTATCTATCCCTCCCGATTATAGGTGTGACTATGGCGGACGGTTCAGTACTTACCGTAGATGGCCACCATAGATTAGTGGCACTAGCTAGGGCTAAACGGCAGGAGGTTAAGATGTATATCTTTCCTCTAGGTACATGGGGGCCGTTTGTTCTGGAAGACGTCCCGATTGAGTTTTCCGATCTTTTAGCAAGTGAAGTATCGTCTGATGGCTCGGAGGTTTCAGGAGGATGCCATGCTCGCAGCTAAAAAACGTACAGTGTCTTTGGTTCTTAGTATTCGACAAATTGTATGGTTCCATTCTTGTGTTCCGTATATTGAGTCACAGCATGTAAGGGTAGAGAAGCTAGGCCATTTGTGGGCTACTTTGAGTAACGGGTATCGGTGCAACAGGTACACCGGAATAGTAGACGGCGGAAAGTTCTCCAGCCCCGGCACTATCTACCTCAGCCAAGAATCATATGATAAAGAGGCAGTATTGCTCGGTATGTGGATAAAGCTCCAGAGAGACATCGCAACAAAGCCAATACTGGTAGAAGATTTAAGCAGGCGCAAGATCATAGAAGTTAGACGCCTGTTGGCCTTAGATAATTAATGGTAGCCCCTTCACGTCGCGTACGTACGCGTAGTACGCCTAGCCCGGCTCCTGCACCTAAGAGGGTATGCAGGGTACGCGCTAACCCCCCTGAATTGCCTACATTACTGCGCAGGAGGGCTTCGCCCCGGTATAAGGTAGGGGATATAGGCGGGGAGACAAACCCACGGCCCTATTTCGACATTGACTGGTCAAAATCCTTGAAGTATAAGCTCCAGATTTACTTGGTTACTTCGTACCTGTACTATCAACTATGTCGATCTATGGTAACTGATCATGATTTTGATCGTTTGTGCAGGGAATTAGCTGAGGGATGGGACGACTTCGACCATCAGCATAAGTACTGTACAGACAAAGAATCGATGGTGGCCGGTACAGGATATGCATGTGCCTACCCATCTATGGTTATAGGGGCCGCAAATCACATGCTTAGAGCGTATAGTGAGCGATAATTTGGCCCCTGAGAGGGGTAAAATAGCCTAATTAGACCCTAATTGGGGCGTTTTTAGGGCAAAATACACCGAATTACCTATTTTTACGTGGAATTGGAGGGTATATGGCAAATACTACGGATAACCTGAGTAAAGAGGCTCAAATGCTGAAAGAGCTTTTAGACGAGATTAACCATAGGACTGTAGACACTATAAGCACTTGGGCTGAAATGTACGATGCTTTTAAGAAGCAGATTAACGCACATTTCATGCATCCGAGCGAGTATTCTGCAGAATTTACGCTAGCTTTGATGCTGTCGTTCATTTTAGCTCTTGAGGAGTTACCAGACGAAGGTGATGTAAAGGTAATTCTGACGCGGACGAATGAGATTTTGATTACGGAGCCTAGTAGAACCGGGATAGAGCTTATTGTGGATAGGGCCGCATTCGATCTAATGCAAGTAGTGGAAAATACGTACAAGGCAAAGCTTGATCCCACTGACTCATTCATAGACCAGAGTGAAGAAGGCTCGTTTAATGGCGGTCCTAAAAGGACGCTGCACTGATGAACGCGCTAGACCCAACTACTGTAAGGCTGTCTCCACATTTTTTGCTATCAGATTTTCTCGGGAATCACTCTGTTTTTACCAGAGGGCTTAGCAATGTATTTCAAGACCCTACCGGAGTAAAACTTCGAGAGGGTGAGCACCTATGCGAGATGCTACTTGAGCCACTGCTAAGCAAGTATGGCCCAATGAGCATTTCCTATGGGTACATATCCCCAAGCCTAAGCAAGGAGATAGTAAGTTATCAAAACCCTAATACCCCTTCATACCATCGGTGGGATAAAGGAGCTGCAGCGGATGTCTTGATCCACAGCCAGATTAAGCGTAGATCACCAATTGAAGTGGCTCATGATATTGATACAGCTCATGCGTACTCAAGGATGATCACGTATTCCGAAAGCCCGTTTATCTGTGTAGCTACTCAGCTATCTGAGAAGGATCAACCGAGAAAGGCATTTTATGAGAATAGGTATTGTGGGGAAAAAGGCGCGAAACCTTTATTTATTAAGAAGAGTGCGACGGAGGCTGGTCGTCGTAAGCAGTCTGAGAGCCTTGGCCTTACAACCGATTGGAGAGGAGCGGGTTACCCTACATATCACGGAGGAGGAATCCGGCAGCTTCATCATTATCGTGCTTCGCGTTACTCGGTAGTTTCTGATTTTCTATACTCTACTCACGCGATACGTACTGGGGTTGCTAATCTACCGAACCTGAAACAAGACTATGATCGGTTTATTGCCGCAGGCTCAGCCTATGATGCGTTACTTACGATTCTGGACGTACCTAGACTTAACATTGTGCAGGCGTTTGAGTCTCGCAGGTTTAACAAGCGTTCAGAGTATAACTGGAGAGAGCGTTTTGTAATTGATTTCAAAATGCCCGAGTACTTGGAGGTTAACGATGCTGCAGAGTTGGCGCTTAAGCTGATAGGTAAGCATTTCTCAGCAGTTAGCGTAGATAACACTACAGACACATTACGAGTGATTGGATTAGATGATGACACAGCAGAGTAGAGTACGATCAGCCCCTTATACTATTTCATTTATTGCTCGTGGTAATGAAACCTATATTTTCATTGGGTCCATGTGGGCGGGCAGGATTGTTCATCCGGGAGAAGAGTCACTGAATAAAGTCGATACTTATGGGGTGTACCTGCAGTTGCCCGGTATGTGGGGTCCGGTATGCCAAAAGGACTCAATGTACGCTGCTAAGATTGGAGCTACTGAAGCCCTTAAGGAATGGCTTAGCAAGTTCACTGAAGAGCCACATGTTCCCCCAATGCAGTTAGTGAAGCGGGTAGTAAAGCAAGATGCGGTAGAGGGCCGGTACATGCCAAGAGTACGGATAACTCCTATTCAGTCGGTGAAACGAATTTCTCGTACTAGGAGGTAACTATGAGCAGTAGGAAAGGGATGGCGCGGAGAATGGTACTTCGTCGCCCGGAGGGTCAGGAGCTACCAGAAGAACCTCAGACCACGGATAGAGAGGAAAACCCTATCCCTACAAATGAGGCTAGAGCTAAGCCTATCGGACCTACTGGGCTTGCTCGTACTGACTCTGCTAACGGGAGACTGAGTTGGGCTAATCTGGAAATGGGGTCGGCTAGCCCCCCCGATTCTATCAATACTTCTGATAGGGGGGAAATGCGTTTGCAAAACTGGGATGGTACACCCACTATTACGATACCTAACCAATTCATACAACCAGGGTGGGTAAGACAGCCTCTAAATACGGCGCATGGTTCGTCAATTACTACGTTTCACCTTAACATAACTCGTGTGGCGGCAGTATATTCGTTTGATCGCAGGACGTACTCGTTTTTGGTATCCTTCAGCGTAGATGGTAGCAGGTATGAGTCCCGTGTTTCCGTACCTGCAGAAGAGTTACAGCGTAGTGTTGAGGCTAGGCAGCACGGGCTACAGAGAGTTACTGATGATATTATCTCAAACATGTTTTCATCGTTTAGGGAAAGTATAGGGGAGGAGATGCGGCGGTATATTGAGCGTGCAGCGGTAGAGGCTAATTTGTTATGAAACCAGCGTTTACTCGGGAGTATAGAAAATTCGGGTTAGTGCATGCCAGAAAGCCACAGACAGGCTATCCAGTTGCCGGGGTAGTACAGGTAATAGCTGGAGAGGAGAGCGGGGTTGTTTATGTAAAGTTTCAGGAAGCGTTGGTAGATGCTGTAGGTAGGGTATTACCGTACGGAGTGTCAGATGAGCAGCCCTGCTTTTTAAAGGTCATAAAACTACCCACAGGGAAATGGCGTGTGATGGCATATTATTTAGGTAGTCGTAGAGGCCGTATATTGTGGGAAGCAGATCGTCCTTTGTGGATTAAACATGTACGAAAAGGAGGAAGTAATGGTACACATAACGAGGAAGCGTAGCGTGGCCACTGAACCAGAGCAGGAGGAGCTAGACTTAGGGGATGAAGAGGAAGTCAATACTGAGGATGAGCCGTCGTATGAAAAGGTAGAGGGTGAAACTACGCAAGAAGCACAAGACCGAATAGAGGCGAGGTATCGAGCCAGAGCCACATCACCCTTACGGGCTATTCGCGCTTTTTGTGTTTTATGTATGGGGGCACAACCACGAGAGGTAGCACACTGCACGGCTACCGATTGCGTTATGTTTCCTTTCCGTAACGGTAAAAACCCATTTCAGGCGCGAAAGGGGAAGAAATGATTTTAGGTTTGCATGCACACAAACGGGCCGGTAAAGATTCTTTGGCGGATATGCTGCAGGAGCGTTTAGGGTATCAGAAGATAGCCTTTGCTACTCCACTGTACAGAGGACTTAAGGTGATGTTTCCTTTTATAGAGCCAGCGTACTACGAAGATCGAAATAAGGTAGTCCCGGCTCTAGGGAAGTCTGTAAATCAGCTACTCCAGTCACTAGGTACAGAGTGGGGCCGTAACATGGTGAATGAGGGGGTATGGGTCTATGTAGCTGGTAAGACATTCTCTAATACCCATAGCTCTACTCTAGGGGCAAACGTAGTGTTCACGGATATACGGTACGAGAACGAGGCACAGGAAGTCTACGCTCTCGGTGGGGCCGTTATACATATAGTAGGTAGAGGGAGTAAGCTCAATGACCACTCTTCTGAGATAGGTATCCCTGACAAGTACATTGACTACACTATACGAAATGATGGTACTAAAGAAGACCTATGGAAGGCACTAACGGATTTACCATTATCGATTTGAAATCAATTTCAAAGCTAAACCCGCTTCGGCGGGTTTTTTATTGCCTAGTATTTGGTCTGTTGCCTTTTTCTGTTAAACTGCTTATATTCTTCAAGCGACAATACTAGGACGAGGCATTGATGAAAAACGGTAGACTATATGAGGCGAAGGTGGAGGACGTACATTCCGGTGATGATTTTATCGTCATGGTTAATCTCGGGGTGGATGGGCTATTCAAGCGTACCAGAGTAAGACTGCATGGGGTAGACGCGCCTAATGCCTATAAGGCTATGTCGACCACTGAGGCCGGAAAGGTACGGGATGAGGTCAAGAGATTAGTGCGCGAGAGATGCTTGATTGAGGTTGTCTCTGAAGGGAAAGGCGGATGGATTGTGGACATGACTATTTTCGATGAGAACAGCCAGCCCGTTCACTTGAATACACTAATGCGGAATCGTGGATATGTTTACGGTTCTGCAAAACCTCTTGATAGGACTGTCAATGGAGCCTAAGCGTATTACTAGAAGCCGTACCCGTAGTGTTGTTGCTAATACTCGGGTTATCCGTGGCACCCCAACTAAACGGGCGGATATGTCCCGCCAAGTTGAGCCAGACCATAGCCGAAGTGCTTTGGCCAGCAACATTCCGATTACACCCCCGTATTCCCTTACTGACTTGGCTAGGATATTTGCGCAAAGCAATATGCTCCGTCAGTGTATTGAGGCATATGTCACAAATATTGGGCAGTGCGGGTATGACATTGTAGCTGTGGCTAAAGGTGTGGAGAAAGACCCGGACGAAGAAGAAGAGTTGCAGTCGTTTATTGATAATGCAAACTCTGAGGAATCCCTAACCGCCGTATCCTCCGTGCTCGTGGAAAATTACGAACGGATGGGGCACTCCTACATGGAGGTTATTCGGGACCGTCGCCGCCGTGTATCGATTATCCGTAGCACCCGAGCTACTACTATTCTAGTGTGCCCTAAGAACCCCGAAGGTATACCGGTACAGTATGATGTAATTCGTGGTAGGCGCACCGCCTATGTCACAGAGATTCGGACATTCCGTATTTTCCGTCAGCAGGAAGGCGGATGCATCCGATTCTTCAAGGAGTTTGGTGATCCTCGTAAGCTTGACTATAAGACTGGGTTGTTCGCTACTAAAGACAATCCGGTATCTGAGGAGAATGAGGCTACGGAGCTTATTCACTTCCGGCAATCATCGGAAGATGTGTATGGAGTACCGCGTTGGATCAATCAGCTTCCGTCTATCCTTGGTAGTCGTGAGGCAGAGGAAGTAAATCTGCGATATTTCGAGGATAACACTGTTCCGCCGATGATTCTCTCCGTCTCAGGGGGGAGACTGACGGGAGAGTCCTTCCGTGAGCTTAAGAAACTTTTAAATGGCCAAAATATCGGTAAGGAGCGGCAGAATAAAATCCTCCTTATTGAGGCCGTGCCGGAACGTGAGAGTCTTGATGATAAAGGGACGGTACAGCTTAAGGTAGATAAGCTAACTGACGCACGTCCTAGCGATGGCCTATTCAAGGACTATGACGAGTCAAATCAAGCCAAAGTGCGTTCCTCTCTACGGCTACCGCCTGCGTCGGTCGGCCTGTCTCAAGATGTCACGTTTGCTACTGCGAATGTCTCACAGTTCATCGCAGAGACTCAGGTCTATTCTCCGCAACGTCGTCAGTGGGATGAAGGGCTGAATAAGCGGTTCGTCAATCATCGGCAAGGGCTTAACCTTAAGACGGTATGCTTACGCAGCAAGACTCCTGCTATCACTAATCCAGAAGGACTAATCAAGAGCCTTACTGCGCTTAACGTCATGGGTGCGGTTACCCCGCGTAAGGCATTGGAGGCGGCTAACAAGATTCTTCAAATCGATATGGCTCCGTACCCACAAGTGGGAGAGGAGGGCTATGAGGAGTGGATGGATCGCCCTATCGTATTCGCTATGAAAGGGGCTAGGGGCAACACTGGCATAGACCCGGCAACTATGGGCGGGACTCATGATGGGCAAAGCCAAAAAGATCAAAGCACTAAAAACGTAGAGGATACTGGGGATGTGACTATGCCGCAGCCGGAGAATGGGGATCAGTGATGACGGAATTGAAATCAATTTCAAAAAACCTAGATATTCATGTCCGCTCAGATAGGGAATGGGAGCAAGTAGTTTTTGCAGAGGTTTTGGTTCCTGATGTAGCCAACGTCTACGGAGACTACTGGTCCGCAACAGCAATACGGCATGCTGCGTATGCGTTCATGATGCAAGGCTTCGGCATCGATGTTGAGCATGACAATATTGATATTACTGGCGGTAAGGCCGTAGTAGTGGAGTCGTTTATTGCTAGGGCGAATGACCCGGACGGGTTTATAGAGGGGGCGTGGGTTGTCGGTATGAAAATTACTGATGCTACGCTATGGGCCGACATCCTTAGCGGTGAAATCAATGGATATTCATACGAGGCGCTTGTTAGCTTCTTTACAGCAGTGCTTACGGTTTTGGATGATGGCATTCGCCAAGGGGTGACAGAGCCAGATACTACTGACGGGCATGTCCATAATTTTGTTGTAATGGTTGATGTAGATAATCGTCCAATTGAGGGCGGCACGTCGTTTGATCATGGCCACTCTCATGTGATTACACGCCATAGCATTACGGAGGCGGACTCTGGGCATAAGCATCGATACAACCTCGTTCAAGGAAAGGACGGTAAGTGAAAACCAGAAAACGATTAGACGGGGTAGTTGAACCCGTGACAAAAGAGGTCGAAGTGAGTAAACTTGTATCACCGAGTTTTCTGACTTTAACAAAAGCTCCAGCCAATCAAGTATCATTCAAAGTAGTTCGTGACGATAAAGGAGAGACACCAATGAGCGCCAACAAGACTGAAGTAGCCCCTATCCATCGCCGTCGGATTCGTTCGACTCAGCGCTCCTCTTTGCTCTTTATTGAGTTTCCGGCTGACGCCACCGATGAAGACGTGCAGGCTGTTGCCGATGAGTATGGTCTTGACGGGTACGAGATTACGGTTACCGCTTCTGGTAACAAATGCCTCAAGCGTAACGACATTGACGAAATTCCGGATAACGCCGTAACAGTCACTACTGAAGACGGCAAGCGTCTCGGGGTAGCCCGTGCGGATTCTTCCATAGCTGTGCCTACGCCGGGTTCTCTTCCTTTTATTAACGTGGTGGCCATCGAGTTCAGCAAGGACAAATTTGCGGATGAGAGCGCCACTGATGCATATTTGCGTCGGTATGATATTGACTTTCTGGAAAAGGGAGCAGAAAATACTGACAAACTGATTCGAGTAACTCGGTCGGAGGTTGATTCGGATACAGAGGTTCGTCGGGTAGAGGTCGAAACCGGAGTGGTAGCTGTTGTAACCCGCGCAGCCGTTATTGACACATCTCTACCGGATACTGCTTTCACACAAGTAGTGTGTGAGGAGTGTTACGGTAACTGGGGGTGGGGTCAGCTTGACTTCAATGCT